CTAGTGAATATACAGGTGATGGTTCTGATCCATCTGGTGATACTATTGGTGAAGTCGAAGGTATTAACACTTATGGTGATGACCAACAAGATGAAGTTATGACTTTGTTGGAAATGCATGTCTATGACCTTTTTGAAGAGATTGATGAAGTAGATCCAGAAGATGAAAATGCTGTAGCAACTCCATATGTGATCACAATTGATTATGATAGTGAAAAGATTGTTAGCATTAGACGCAACTACAGAGAAGATGACGAAAAGAAAAAAAGAAGAGATTGGTTTGTCAGTTATAAGTTCTTGCCTGGTTTAGGTTTCTATGGTTTTGGTTTATTTCATTTAATCGGTGGTTTAGGCAAGGCAGCCACTGGATCACTAAGAGCATTACTTGATTCGGCTGCATTTGCAAATATGCAAGGTGGTTTTAAGTTAAGAGGTAGAGTTGCAGGTGGTGAAGTACAGGTCAATCCTGGTGAGTTTGTAGATTTAGATGCGACTGTTGACGATGTTAACAAGGCTATAATGCCATTACCATTTAAAGAACCTAGTGCATCTTTATTTAATTTATTAGGTTTTATTGTTGAAGCAGGTCAAAGATTTGCTAGTACAGCTGATTTGAATGTTGGGGATGTAAATCCAAATGCTCCTGTTGGTTCTACAGTTGCATTGATAGAGCAAGGTTCTAAGGCTTTTTCAGCTATCCATAAAAGGCTACATTATTCACAAGGGCAAGAATTTAAGATGCTTGCTAGATTGAATGCAGAATACTTGCCTGAAAAATTTACATTTTCATTTTCTGGAAGTAGCTCTGAAATATTTGCTGCTGACTTTGATGATCGCATTGATATACTCCCTGTCAGTGACCCCAACATCTTTAGCACTGCTCAAAGGATTGCACAGGCACAAGCTGTATTGGAAATGGCTAGGTCACAACCTGATTTGCATAATTTATATGAAGCATACAAAAGAATGTATGAAGCTATCAGAATACCTAATATTGATGAAATATTAAAGAAACCTGATGAAGCTCCAAGAACTGATCCAGTCGATGAAAATATGTCAGTGATGTATGGCAAGCCATTAAAAGCTTTTCCAGAACAAGATCATGATTCGCATATCGCTGTACACATGCAGTTTTTACAAGATCCAATGTTAGGTGGTAATAATGCTACGAAGGGTATGCAACCTATCATGATTGCACATATTGCTGAACATGTTGCCTTGTTATATCGACAGAGGATGGAAGCAAGTATTGGAGTGCCAATGCAACCAGTTCCAGACTTTAAGAATCCTAATTATCAACCAAAAGACATTAATCCAGAGTTAGATCGATTAATTAGTCAAAGGGCAGCTCAAGTTGTTAGACAGTCACCACAAATGCAACAGATCGATGCCTTGAAATCTTTGACAGGTCAACAACAACAGGCACAACAACAGAATCCATTACAATATGCACAACAACTTGCTAAACTTGAAGCAGATGCCTTGAAAGCTAGGACACAAGCACAAATTCAAGCTGATCAAGCCAAAGCTCAATCTTCAATACAGATTAAACAAGCTGAAGCAGAACAAGATTTACAGATCGAAGCTGCCAAAGCCAAAGCTGATTTAGAAGCTAAAATCACTAAGTTAGAAGCAGAACTTCAACTAGAAAGAGAAAAGAATAATGCTAAATTACAAATGGAAATGTTAAAAAATGCTCCCAAGTAATTCATTAGCAACGATAAGACCAATTAATCCACAGGCTTTCGGTCCTATAAAAGGTGCTTTGCCAATGGGTGGTGCTCCACCACCACAACAAGGTGGGTTTAATGCTGAACAATATTTAATGAATAAAGTCATGGAATTAAAAAGAAAAGGCATTGGAAGTGGTGCTTTAGGAAATATTATGGCATCAATGCCAATGCAAGGAGCTAGATAATGACAGAAGGCGAAGAAGTAGTTGCATTAATAAATAGTTATTATGATCAAGGTAAAATACCACAAGATGACCCACAACTACAATCTAAATTAGCTGCGATTAAAGCAAAGTATGCACAACAACAACCTACGCAACAGCAAACAACAACCCAAGACACTGGTGCTTTAGCTAATGTTGGCACAAATTTAACTGATGAAGAAATACAAAATCGAATTGATACAGCACCTATGCCTGATACACAACCACAAATGTTGTATGGTGGAGATTATAGCCTTGAAACTTTTGCAGGTGGTCAACCACAAATGCTTTATTTTACAGGTTCTGATGGTAAGAGTTATGTAAAAAGATATGCAGAGGATGAGTTTGTTTATGGTGCTCCACCTTCTGATGTAAGTTTAACATTAACTTCTGTCATTGCTGAAGATAGGAATGACAATAAATTTAAAAAAGATGTTGATCCTACACAATTTCAATATGGTGGTAAACAAACACCAGAGCAAGTAGCTGAAATGATTTACCAAGCCAACAAAGATGATCCTAGTGATAATGATGTTTTTTACACTGCTCCCAATGGACAAACCTACGTTGATGTTACTGGTACAGGGCAAAGTATACCAGTTGGATCAACTAATATCACAAGAGATCCGACACAATTAGGAACTTATCAACAACAATCTTCAGATTTTCCTTACATAAATGATGCGTCTAATTTACAACAAAACGAAAATGTTTTTACTGAATTTGATCCATCAACTTACACACAACCAGTTTTGACAAAAGGTTTTACAGGATATTACCCAACTGGTGATCCTCAGTCTTTTGATATAGTTGATGATCCAATTGGTTCTCAACCTGGTGCAAGTACAAATTTTACTGATTTATTTAGTTTAGGCTCTGGTCGATTTGATGTAGGTCAAATGTTTGGTTTGTCACCAGAACAATTAGTTTTAAGTAATCCAGATGCAAATCAATTTGATTTGAATAAATTCTTTAATCAAACCGAATCATTTGGCACACAGAACTTTTTACGAAGTCAAAGTACAGATGTCTTAAATGACATAATTAACGAAGGTAATTTTTTTAATGCTTTAGCAGGTAAAAATTTTAAATTAGCTGATGGATCTTTTTATTACGACAAAATTTATAATGTTGTTAATGATAAAATTAAAGATCCAGATGATTTAAGTAGATATGGGGTAGACCCAAGTCGTGGATATGGTACAGCAAAAACACCTCTTGGATTAGATGAGTTTAGTGGTTTTAATCCATTAACTGGTGTAACTGGTGGAGCTATTCAGGGTTTTGATCAAAATCAATTAATTAATTTTTTTGATGATTTAAGAGCAAATAAAGATCCTACAACTGGTGATGTTATATACAGCAATACTGCATATGGCACTGATCCATTTAACATAAGTGGTGGTGATGATTCAAATGCATTACAATATGATTATGCCTACAGTCAAAGACCATTAACTGCACAAGCTGTCAGAGCTTATAAAGGTGGATTAGGACCTTATGCTAATGTTCAATATTTAACAAGATATGGGTACAATCCAGAAATTGGTGATGAAATATTAAGATATGACGAAGCATCTGGTGTTTACTTTGATCCTGTTACTGGATTACCAATTAAACCAGAAAGGTTAGAGGGATTTGCATTAAGTGATCCAGAAACAGTTGAACTTGGTGGCACTGAGAGTGTATATCGTGGTCAAATGACAACAGATCCGATAACTGGTGAACAATTATATTATGATGCAGAAGGTAATCCAGTTACAGAAGAGCAATATCAACTTTTTACAGAACCTATGGAAACAGGAGTAACTTAAAATGGCTGAAGTAAACGTAGAAAACATGGAAGAAAATGCTGAACTTTTCATTGAGAAGATGGGATTTCCCCATACAACAGAAGGTTTAGAGTTATCTGATGATCAACTAGTAAATTTTTTATTGTTATGTCACCAGTATCAATATGGTGTTGGCGAAGAGCAACAAGAAGAGATGATGGATGAAGAAGAAATGATGGAAGATCATCATGGTGATGACGTAAAAGTCAAAGTTATGAAGATTGGATCAGGTGATAACATCCAAGAAATGATGAATAAAATGTTAGGGGGTTAATATGCCATTTAGTAAATATTCACCAAAACAAAAGAAATTGGCTGCACTTGCAGGTAATAAAAAGAAGATTACAGCAGCTGATTTAAAAAAGCTTAGAAAAAAGAAAAAGTGAGTCGGCTAGATAAAATACCTTTATTTGGTACGTTATCTAATTTAATTAAAGAAGAATTAGTTGAACCTACCATAGATCAGTTCTTACGTTCAGTAAGAGGGTATGGTGCTCTTGGTGATTTACCTAAACCGACAAAACCACAATTTGATCCTGCTCAAATGGGTAGGGTAAGATTACCTACTTTTGTAGAGGATGTTCCTTTTGAAAGAACCGAAACAGGATTAGCTGTACCAGAGAAAAAATTAAAAATAGAAGAATTAGAAGGTCGTGTATTAACTCCTGCTTATGGGGATAGAACTGCTTCAGATGCTACATTAACAAGTGTTGGTGGAACAGAACTGACAACTCCAGTCAAGTTAGAAGGTGGGCATGGTTTTATGCGTGAAGGTGAAGGTCTTTGGGCATCAGAATTTCCTGCAATGAAATCAAAAGCTAGAGCTATGGAAAAAATGGATGATCCACTAATGGTTTATACTGCAATGGCAGGTCAGGCAGGTGACTTTTCCAAGATGATGTCTGATACAACTTTACAAATTATTAAACAAAGTGATATTAGCAAAAAAGCAGCCAAAGAATATGATAATTTAGTAAAAAAAACATTAAAATTAAAAGATTGGCCAGGTATATTATCTGAAAATATAGATGAATATGTTGATAATATGGCAGGG